CCATCATTGTAACCGTTACCATCGCTATCTAAACTACCTAGATAACTTGGCGGTACTCTAAGACCACGCATTAACTTGTCATTGAAATATTTCAAGTCATCAATCTGACCTAAGTTTTCACCGCCTGGTAGTGTTTCAACTTTTGATCCTCTACCTTCAGCCGTTTGTGCAAAGAAGTAATCTTCCATAATTGATAATGGATTATATGCACTATCTGTGATGTTTTGTCCACCACCTGTTTTTGAAGGAATACGTCTTTGATGAATTTCGTTTTTGATACGTTCTAAGTGGGCACGTGCTTTGTGTGTTGGCATATTACCAACATCAATATAGAACACTCTACGTTCAGGTGCTCTTTGTACACGATAAATTAAGATTGCATCTTCAAGTAATTCTTTTTGTTTGTAAACTTTGAACACTGGTTCAAGAATTGAATTACCAAAAGGCCAAAAGCCATCGATGCCTTCACTTAATGAAATATGAACAACGTGGTCAGCATCTACTGGAGTTGATGTTTGGTCTGAAACGTATCTAGTTCCACCTGCACCACCACCTGTGTAACCTTGTGTAGTGTTGTTGTTAACATTTGGATTGTTAGGATAACCTGCTCCCGTATGCATTAATTTATTTGCATCGGCAGTAACGTTAAGGCTTTGTAGGTTAATATCTAAATCCTTGATGTAATAGGCTTCAATCTCTTTGCCTTTACCTTCGTTAACAATAACTTTTTCAATCTTTGATGGATCTACCCAAAACATTTTATATGTTTCTGGATCACGTACAAAAATTTGGTCACCGTATTTGATTGCGTTTCTGAAAATTCTAAACATACGTTTGTGTAAGTCATTCATTTTACACCACTGTCTTAGTGACCTTTGAATAACATCACTTTCTGTATCTGTAGGATCTTCATTAAACTCTACCTGTAATGGTAGTTGTGTGTATTGATTTTTTAGTGTAGAAAATTCTGCAATAGTATCTAATGCAGTATTCACTTCACTATCTAAATCCATTTGGTCATATTGACCATATCTTTGTACACGATTCGGTTGCCCTTGATATACCTCTGGTAACCAACTACTATATCTCTTTGTATCTGCATCTGATATAGTACTGCCAGTTGACGTAGGCATTCTTTCAGGCATTCCGTCGTATGTTTTAAAGTACTTTTTCCAACTCATTTTTTATTCCTTAACGTTAAATCTAACATATTTTTGTTCCATTGTCAATAGCCTTAATTGTTTTGTAGTTCATTAATTAGTGCATTGATTCTATTAACTAATATATTTTGGGCTTCTGCGTCCCTTTCTCTCATTGCATCTTCATCACGACCTGGTAAATTGTAATATTCAGGTAGTTTCTGATTTTGTGTTGCCTCTAGTATTTTCTGTAACATTTCTATTGTTCCGGCTGTATTTTCGCCTTGTGCAATATCCATATTTTTAATTTCATTCAAAGCCGCCGCAACATCAACGCCTAAGTTTGCCATATTCAAATCTTCATCAGATCCAAACATACTTGTTGTATCTATTCTACTAAGTAGTTGTTCTGCTACTTCTGATGCAGGAATTTGACCTTTTGATTCTAATGCAGTTTTGAGATCCTGAAAAAGGTTTCTTGAATTTGATTCAAAGATGAATCCAGTTGTATCTGATCCGCCTTGAACATTATCTAAAGCCTCTTCACCTTCTTTTTTAGTTTCTATTTTTGCTTCAGGGTCTATACCCTCTACTGCCTCACCTGCATTTTTTACAGATACATTACCAACTATACCAGCCGCAAATTCTGATAATGGACCAACTACCTTATCAGTAATTAAGGTACCTGCCTCAGTAAGAAGTTCTCCACCTTTTCTAGCAAGAACGGCAACTTCTGTAGCGGCCTCTTGTGCTAATACACCAGTACTAGTTAATGATATTCCTAACTGTACTGAACTTTCTAATAAACTTTCGTTAGCAGTATTAAGTTGTGCTAAGTTATCACCAAATGCTGGCATCTGTTCGTTTAAGATTGTCTCCATTCCAACAACACCTCTACGAGTTATTTCTTGTCTACGAATTTGTTGTTGGTCTGAGTCTGCCATTTGAGTCATACCATCGTCTGCACTTTCAATCGTACCTGTTAGTCTTGAAAGGTCTGCTACCATTTTTGCAATAAATGGATCGTTTTGCATTTGTCTTCTTAGACCTTCATTTCCTGTAATGCCTTGTATTACTCCTGCAATTTCTGGACCCATATTTGCAACGGCTTCTTGAAATTGTTCAGGTCCTAATTCACCTGCTTGTGCAAGTTTCTCAACAATAGGAAGTAAGTTTTGACCTGCGGCATTACTTGCCAATTGATTTCTTATTTCTTCAACCATGAAAGCGCCTTCACTGCCTGCCGCCATTCTTTTTATAACAGCCTCACCTAATGCACCATCTAACATTCCTGCAGAACCAATAGTTTGTCTAATATTGGCCGCTCTATCAGGATCCATTGTAGCAAGTAGGGCACTTACATCATCTCTTTGTAAAGTTTGCGACATCATTTTTGCCGCTTCTTCTAATGAGATTTTTAAAACATTTGAAGTAGCAGTAACGCCTGACATAAAGTCTTCCATACCATCACGCATTTGTTGTTGATTCATTCTGTCAAGTACACCCATATTTCTTAATGAGTCAAGATACTCGCCGGCTGTGTTTGCAACTTGTCCAAACTCCATACCAAATCTAGTCATCATATCAGCACCTTGCGAGTCTGCCATTGTATTTGCAAACTTAAGTGCAGATTCTACACCAACAATACCTACTGACCTTGAAAATCTTTTTGTAAATTCTGCGGCTTCACCTAAAGTAAAGTTATTAGAACTAATCATTCTAGACATTTCTTCAAGACCAGCAGTTGTGGCATCAAATCCTGCCATTAAACCTGATTGTCTTATTTCATTTGCTAGATTAAATCTATCTTCGAATTGTTGACCTAAGTATGCATTAAAGCCTTCTGATGCCGCCGTGATACCTACTGCGGCTTTACCCATAAATGCGGCTCCTTCTTTTGCACCTTCAACAAGACTATCTACTTTTGCTTTATATGTGGCTTCTTCTTTAGTAAGACCATCTTTCATTAATTTTGCAATAGCCAGTTGTTGACTATTATCTTGTCTCTTTTTTAGTAATGAACTATTAATTCTGCCGTAATTTAAAATTCCTTCTAATATGCCTGATTGTTTAGCATTTGCTTTTTTATCTTCTCTATTGCCTTTGGCTTCTTGTTGTATGTTTTGTTGAAGTAGTCCGTTTGTTTTTGCTACATTGGAATTTAACTTGTCACCGTTTTTTATCACATTTGACAGTTTATTGGCTTGGTCTTTATCTACACCGAATTGATTAGTAAGTGTCGTTGATATTTGACCTAGGGTCATTTCCGTTGCCCAATCTGGCAAGTCACTACCCGTTATATGTACATCCATTTGTTCAGCCATTATTTTCTCTCTTGACAATGTTAAGTTCGTAGTTTATAATATGTCTAAATATACGTATATTATAAATACTTACCTTAATTATAAGTGTATTTATCTAATCAAGGAATTATAATGAACGATAAAACGAATGAAAACCCGTTACAGAAGTACTTTAGGAAGCCTGCTTTATATGTGCAACTTCCTACTAAAGGTAAATTCAATCCTGAAATACCAAAAACAGTACTTGATGAAATAGGTATTTTACCTATGACGGCTATAGATGATTTAACAATGAGAAATCCTGATGGTCTTCTTAATGGAGAGGCATTGATTTCTGTTATTGAAAGTTGTTGTCCTTCGATACCTAATGTTAGAAATTTATGTAATATAGATGTTGAGGCATTATATCTTGCAATTCAATATGCAACAAATGGTAAAGAAATAACACACAAACACAAATGTACAAAGTGTGAAGTTACTAGCGACTTTAACGTTGATATAGATTATCTATTAAACAAATTCCCTGAAATTGAATCAGTAGAACCAATAGAATATGAAGATTTAAAAATTCATATGCGACCACCAAGTCTAGAAAGTGTGACACGGGTTGCCCTCATTGAATTAGAAGAAAGACGGTTATTAGGTAATCTAAACATAGCCGCCGGAGCAGAAGAAGGAAATGAGTTGGAAATTTCAAAAAAATTATATGGAAGTTTCAAACGTGTAGCAGAACACAACGTAGAGTTGTTAGTTGCAACGGTTAATAAAATCGAATCACCAGAAGGTGAAGTAACTGATTCGGATCAGATTTTAGAATTTTTGCGTAATGTTCCAAAATCAACCATTGATAAAATGAATAATGTTGTTAAAGGAATAACTAAAAAACCAGATGATTTAGCAAAATTCGACTTTGTTTGCCCTGAATGTGGTCAAAAAGATACTGTAAACATTGAAACTAACCCTGTAAATTTTTCTTAGGCTGGATGGCAACCGCCAGCCCTGAAGAAATTATAAAAAAACAGGAAGATTATAAAAAAGATGTTGACAACACGCATAAAAATCTGTTACAATTAGTTTGGTATATGAGAGGTGGGGTTAGTATAACCGAACTTCACAATATGCCACTAAGAGATTTACAACTAATAAATGACGTAATTGAAAACAATATTGAATTGAGTAAAAAGGCTGGAACGCCAATACTCTAATAACTAATACAACTAATATTTACCCGGCGAAAGGATTAG